GATATTGCAACAAAGACACAATGGTTGCCTGATGTTCTTCCAAAAGGTAGCTGTTTGGGTCATATGCTAGTTCCAAATAGGGATGGAGGAAAAGAAGTTGGACCCGTTACTCCAAAATTTGGTAATGTTTCTCACTCCTATTGTGCTATGTATGGCGCACAATATTCTACCCCATTCGCACGTAAGGGCTCTTGTATGAGTCCTATCGTGAATGAGGGGAAGAACCCGTGCATTGTTGGTTTTCACATTGGAGGAGATTCAAACCATAATATTGGCATTTGTCAGACAGTTCTTAAATCTGACATGGCCAGTTGTGAGGAATGGCTAGAAAAGAATGCCGGTTATCTGTCTGCTGAGGCAGGTCCTTTACCTAAGCAACAGATGGGGTACGACGTGATGTGTTCAGCTAACGTTAATCCCAAGGCGAAATATATTGCTTCACTTGATAATTCAGCTTTTATTGATTTGCATGGTTCTACTAAAGTGCGATCAGAGCAAAAGAGTCAAGTTGTTCCCTCGCTATTGTCCAAAGATATTCATGATGTTTGTGGAGTTCCCCAGCAATGGGGTCCACCACGTTTGCGTCCCAATTGGGAAGCATATAATGTCAATGTTGGACAATTTTCAAATCCTTCAGATATGTTTGATCCAGCGTTATTAAAGCGTGCCCGGGATGACTGGGAAGCGCCATTACTTGAAGCTATGGACGAATATGTAAAAGTGGAAGACTTTCGACCACTGGATATGAAAGAAACAATTTTGGGAATACCCGGAAAGAAATATATTGATGCCTTACCGATGAATACCGGCATTGGGTTCCCTATTTTTGGGAAAAAGAACAAAACAGGAGCTGATGGAGAGCCTTTACATTTCACAGAAATTCGAGATGGAGAAGTTCTCATTGACAGAATTCCAAAGAAACATATCCTTGATGAGTTTCACAGACTCATTGAATGCTGGAGTAACAACCAGCGTGGATATCCTGTCACATCTGCAACCTTGAAAGATGAGCCAACACTCCTGACCAAAGAAAAGGTGCGAGTTTTCCAAGCTTCACCTGTTGCCATGAGCCTTGCAATTCGGATGTATTTTTTACCGATTGCTCGCTTTTTACATCTCCATCCTCTTATAGCAGAATCTGCTGTGGGTGTGAATTCGTTCAGCAAAGACTGGAAAGTTTTGACTGATCACATGCACAAATATGCTGGAGAGGATAAGAAGAGGCTTCTTGGTTGGGATTATTCCAAGTATGATGTCCGTATGAATTCTCAATTGGTGCGTTCTGCATGGGAAGCATTCATTCATTTAGCTGAGAGGGGAGGTTATCCTCCGGAGTCCTTGAGCATCATGAAAGCTATGATTGTAGACATTGCACATCCATTGATGGATTTGAACGGCACACTGCTGACAGCCTATAACATGAACACGTCAGGTAACAATATGACTGTTGATGTGAATGGCACAGTTGGATCTTTCCTTGTTCGTATGGGTTTCTTTACCCTGTTCCCAGAAAAGGAAGATTTCCGTAGTCATGTGGCTTTAATGACTTACGGGGATGACGCTGGTGGAAGCGTCACAGAAGAGGCCAAAGCGTTTGAATTTGTGTTCTTTAAACGCTTTCTTGCTCAACACGGGATGAAGCTTACTCTCCCGAGCAAAACAGATGAGGAGCGTAGTTTCCTTACTCCAGAAGAGTCTGATTTTATCAAACGAATTGGAAACTACATTCCTGATATTGATACCGAAATTGGTCGACTAGACGAGGCCTCTATTTGGAAGTCCCTTCATTCCAATTTAAAATCGTCAGTTGCGACACCGCGTGAAGTTGCAGCAAGTTGTATTGAAACTGCTCTTCATGAATGGTTTGCATTCGGTCGTGAACACTATGAGATGCGTAGAAAACAAATGCAGGAAGTTGCGCGTCGAAATCAATTGGACATTCCTGCTTTAAACTATACGTTTGACGAACGTGTGGCCTTTTGGAAGGAGAAGTACGAAAGTACTAATCCACTCCTTGAGGATTAACTAATACTCTGGTTACTGTCATTTGCACATATTGAGAGCTTTGTATTATAGTCATTTGCATGTATTTACGTGTTATACATTTGTGTCGTGTATATTTATTTATTTTCCTGAAATTTATGATGTATCCCATTTGTTTGGAAGGCGCAATCCCTCAGTGCAAGAGAGGGACCTCGGTGAAGGAGAGGTTTTCCTTCTATTAAATAGATCCGGATTGCAATGTCGCAGTCCTGGTCACCTGAATTGGCGAGCATTTTTGTGGACGCTCGCGGCTTTAAAGGTTTTTGTCGACTGTTGGATTTTTTCCACAAAGTTGACAAAAGAAGTCAATATAGTTCCACACGCCTCAGAAGAGGGAGTCTCAAAGGTTATGGAAACTGGTACTCCTGCTGACGGCCAAGAAATGCAACAGAATGTTCACTTCGACGACGCTCATCCTGGATTTGAAGATTCGCGTGGAGAGGTTTCTGATCCTCTACGTAATAATCTTGTCGATAGTGATATTACTTTGCAGGGTTTCTTTCAGCGTCCAATTAAGATCGCGACGTTTGAATGGCCAGTTGGCGGTTCACCAGCTACTACAGCCGCTGCAACTCAAATCAACCCCTGGAGTCTGTACTTTAATGACAAAAGGGTAGTTAATAGGATTTCCAATTACAAATTGATGAAGGCAACACTCAACGTCAAGTTTGTAATCAACGGTAATGCTTTTTATTATGGACGTGCTCTGGTTTCTTATCGACCACTACATAATCTTGATAACACAACCGTTCTGGTTCCTGGAAACTTTGCTGATTTGATTGAAGCATCCCAGAGACCCCACATTTGGTTGAACCCAACTTTGTCACAAGGTGGTACTATGAAATTACCATTTTTCACACCACTTAATATGCTGGACGTAGCAAATTCTGAGTGGCAAGACATGGGTGTTTTGGATATTGAAGCCCCAGCTGTACTTGAACATGCTAATGGTGCGACAGACATCGTCACCATAGCTGTTTTTGCTTGGGCTGAAAATGTTGAGCTTACAGGTCTTACTCAACAAAATCCAACAACCATTGTGGCTCAAGGTATGGAGGAAACGGGTATTATTTCCAAACCCGCATCCAATGTTGCCAAGGTCGCCGGACTTTTCAAGTCCGTGCCCTATATTTCTGCATTTGCAACTGCAACAGAGATTGGAGCACGTGCGATTGGCTCTATGGCTGCTTTATTTGGATACTCCAAACCTGTGAGAGAGGATATCCCACCTCTACAACCACTATCACGTCAGTCTATGGCAAATTGTGACGGACGTGAAAATCTACTAAAGTTGACTGTCGATCCATGTAATGAATTATCGATAGATCCCAAAATCGCAGCTCTCGACATGCCTGATGAGCTTACGATAAACAGTATTGCAAATAGAGAGTCTTTGTTGACCAAGTTCGATTGGGCTGTAACAGTCCCAACGGAGACTTGTCTTTTCAATATTATAGTAGATCCGTGTGTTGTATACCAGGTGGGAACAGGAGTTAATGCTCCCATGCATATGCCAGCGATGGCATTTGCAACCTTTCCTTTTGAATATTGGAAAGGAACACTACGTTATCGATTCCAGATCGTGTGCAGTGGATTTCACAAAGGGAGACTTAAAATAGTCTATGACCCATATGGAGTTCCTCAAACTGCCACGGTTGCTGATCCTGCGGAATATAACGTAGCATACACAGAGATCGTTGATATAGCAGAGTGTAATGACTTTACCGTCGATGTTGGTTGGGGTCAGAATACCGCATTTAGACAGCATCTTAATTTCCCACAAATTCTTGGAAATTCATTTGCTTCGGCGTCTGGTACGACGCCGGCACCTGCTTTAGGTCTCAACTCAGCCAATACTATTGGAGTTGGAAATGGCACACTCGCCGTTTATGTCGTTAATGAACTTACAACTCCCAATTCCACAGTTATGGCTGATATTGAAGTTTTGGTCTCTGTGTCAGCATGCGACGATTTTGAAGTTGCTGCACCCACTGATTTCTATTTGAATCGGCTGGCTCTCACCCCTATCACTACACCACAGGGGATGATAGAACCACAAGGAGCTGATGAAAATATGTTGAATCTTGATAATCCTGTTGTGGATCCTGGAACTATTCGTTATATGGGTTCACATACAGTGACTGATAAACTTATCAATCGTATTCATATGGGTGAAGCATTAGCATCATTTCGTCAATTGCTGAAACGTTATAACTTGCATGAAGTTTTCTGTCCTGCAGAAGCTGGCGAATATGCTGGCATGTATAAAGGACAGCGCAGAATGTTCCCATTTTATGGTGGTTATACCACATCAACACCAGCTGACAGTAATTTAATTGTAACACTGTCAACTGGTGCTGGGAACTATGTATATGCACGTTTAACGTTGTTGAACTATCTTACTCCAGCTTTTGGAGCGTGGAGAGGTGGTATAAGGTATACAATCGATACCACCTTTAATGAGATAGACAATGCTGTGGCCGAGCCAATAGCTTTCACATCGCAATCCACCTGGGAGGTTACCAGGATAGGTAATATTGCAGAGAGAACTTTGGCTGAAACGGTCGACTCTGATCCTGCTTTTGCACAGCAGATCACGTTTCAGAATGTACCAACAGACAATCGTTGGACTGCTCTAGTCAATTCCAACATGGGTCTGTCTGGGTCAACGAGGTGGAACACGCAAGTGAATCCAATTCAATCGTTTGAGATCCCGTACTATTCGAAATATCGATTTGCGCCAGCAAGACGGAGAACTCTTTGGGATGCCAAAGATGTCTATCAAGATAGTTTCAACATGGTGGTCACTCAAGGTGCCACTTCAGGACCAGACCTCAATTTTGTGTATGTAGCAGCTGCGGAAGATTTTACTTTGATGTTTTATCTTTCGCCTCCTATCTTCTACTCACAAACAATACCTGATCCCTCTCCCTAGGGTCAGCGTATGAGGCAAACATAAGGGAGGAGCCGTGTCAGAACCAGGTTTAGTAACAGGTTGACACGGTAATGAGTGCGCGAATGGCACGCGCAGCGCCGAGGGTGAAAGTCCCTCGCCGTTAGGATGCCGATTTTAGTTTTTGACTTTTCAAGTTTTTTAAGCTGTCGGTTTCCCGACGGTGAATTTTTATTGAAATTGTCATAACTTTAAAGAGCATACTAGGATGTAGTACCACTCAAAAGTGTAGGTTTAGAAAAATTTTCCTGCAATCACTTTTGTTTACCTAGCAT